GGAACACAACCACACTACGAGAACGGAAAAGATTACGACATCATAGATGTTATAAGAGATTATGATCTAAACTTTTGCAGAGGAAATATAATTAAGTATATTGCAAGAGCAGGAAAGAAGCAAGATGAATTACTTGATTTGATTAAAGCACAAGATTATTTAAATAGAGAAATAGAATTATTAAGAAGTAAAAAAGACAAATAAAATGACACAATTAGATTACGATTTAGATGAGTACTTAGATGACAGAGAACACGAATGCACAGAGTGTGGTACACCGATAGAAAGCGAAGGGGTTTGCAGTAGAGATTGTTTTAATGCATCTATGTTATGATTTTACTTGTAGACGCAGATAGTTTAATATTCGCAAGTTGTTATCGTAAAAGAGATTTGCCGAGTGATAACCCATATCACGAAGATATTAAATACGCATCATCAAAGTTCGATGAATCATTAATGAGGATAGTAAATGATTTAGAAGAACATTATGAGATAGATAAGGTAATTATATTTAGTGGATCAAAAGGAAACTTTAGAAAGCTAATAACAAGAAAGTATAAAGCCAATAGAAAGAAACAAAAGTTACCACCATTATTAAATGATATGCACCAGTGGGTTAAGGATAATCACAACTCTGTTTATGGGTATGGTATAGAAACTGATGATATGGTTGCAAGATATTGGTATGATCTATCTAATCAGTTCGGAAGAGATGAGGTTATGATAGTTTCAATAGACAAGGATTACAAACAGTTCCCTTGTTTAATGTACAACTACCATTATAAACATAGAGTTGTTTATGATATTACAGAAGAAGAAGCAATGTATAATTTCTACGAGCAAATGATTATAGGAGATACTGCTGACAATGTAAATTACTTTAAAGGTAAAGGTAGGGCTTTCGCTAAAAAGTATCTAGCTGATTGCAATACGCATTATCAATATACTAAAAAGTTATATGAATTATTTAAACAAGTACATAAAGGAAAAGCAAAACAAAGGTACATAGAGTGCTACAATTTATTAAAATTAAGAACCAATTAAAGACAGACAAAATGAAAGAATTTAAAATTAGTGAGATCAAAGAATTATTAAAAGAAAAAAACCTATTAGAATTTAATAGAGAAATCAGTCAAAGGCACACCAATTCTATAATGGAAAGTGTTAATCAGTGTGGGATATTAAGGCTACCTATAATAGGGGACATATCTAAATTTGATAAAAGAAATTATGTTATTGTAGATGGTCAGCATTTATGTAATGCTTTAGCAAGTGATCCTACTAAACATAAGAAAGTTAATTGTATTGTAAAAAAATATAATACCAAAGCAGAAGTTATTAAAGATGTATCTAAACTTAATAATGTACAGAAAACGTGGAATGATGAAAATTATTTAAACGCTTGGTATAAATTCGGTAAAGATAATATTGAACACTTTAGTAATTATGCTTACCTATGGAATACATATAATAATATATTTGATGGGCTACCTTGTGGGTTTTTAGTAGATTTATATTCTACAAATAAAGAATCATTCAGAGAAGGTTGTTTAGAGTTTAGAGATTTAAAGTTCAGTGATAGGCTTGCACAAATTTCTTATATCTTAAAACAAGATTATTGTAAAGGAGCATTTACATTACAAGGCTTAAGAAACTGGGCTTTTAATAGAAAGTATAAAGAGTTAAAAGATATTGATTTTGTTAAATTAGAATCAAGATTAAAATTATCAATTAAAAATAACGAAGATAAAAACTGTAACGGAAGAGAAGATTTTGCAGAATTTATAGATAGAATTTACAAAAGACTATAATATATGAATGATATAAAAATGATGGAATCTATAAAGGATTACGTAAATAACCTTTATAATTTAGACATAGAGAAAGATACAAGGAAAAGAGAGTATGTAGATGCAAGGGCTTTCTACTATAAACTATGCAGGGACTTAACTAAATGTAGTTTAACCCATATAGGTAAATCAGTAGGTAGAGATCATTGTGGAGTCTTACACGCTTTAAAACATATAACACATTACTTAGATACAGATGAAATAGATAAGGCTTATTTACATTTTGGAAAGGTAGAGAACTTACCTAAAGAATCTTATTCATACTTACAATATAGAAATAATAAGTTATCTAATGATTTAAAAAAGAAAGAATCAATATTAAGATTACTACCACAATTAGAAACCATTTACAATAACTTAAATGAATTAACAGATGATCAGAGAAGAACTGTTAATAGGAGAAACGAAATGCAGTTTAATACTATTGCAAGGTGTCTAACAAGAGTAGAAGAAATAATAGAAACAGAAGCAGAATAAAAAAATAAACAATTAACTATATATAAATATGCAAGTAGTAAACATTCAAGAGGTTAAGCCTAACAAAAACAATCCAAGGATTATAAAAGATTATAGGTATAAAAAACTATTAAAGTCTATTAAGGAGTTTCCAGAGATGCTCAAATTAAGACCGATCGTAGTTAATAATAATATGGTTGTGCTTGGCGGTAATATGCGTTTGAAAGCTTGCAAGGAAGCAGGACTGAAAGAGGTTTGGATTTTAAAAGCTGACGATCTAACAGAAGAGCAACAAAAAGAATTTATTATAAAAGACAATGTAGGTTTTGGAGAGTGGGAATATGATATGTTAGGAAACGAATGGGATCTTGATGAGTTAGATGATTGGGGATTATTAATCCCATCTTTCAATGAAGATATTAATTACGATCCAATACTTACACCATCTTTTGATGGAAAGCAATTAACCGAAGAACAATACGAAAAGAAGAGACAAGAGTTAGAAACAAAAAACTTAGATTCTAATAAAAGTTTTATATCTTGCCTATGCCCAAAATGTTTTCACGAGTTTGAAGTTGAAAAGAAATGATGAAGTCTCAAGTCATAATGACTTTATGGAAAACTAAATTCACTTTTGCTAAAACAATGAAAAGCATTCCTCACGAATGGACTTGTAAGAATGACTGGAACAATAAAGAAGCTTTCGAGAAAATTGTTATGTTTATAAGAGAGAATGGGGTTAAAGAAAAGTTTTACAATAAAGAGTATATTTATTTCTATGCAAACAAATATAAGTACTGGACTATGGGTAATCCCTTAGAAAAAACTATTATAATTAATAGAGCAAAAGCAGAATGAAAATAACGGCTACCTATAACATTAAAGATCATTGTAAAGAACTTATGGTTCAAGCAAAGAAAGATGGAATACTGTTTGCTAAAAATATATTATTTTTTATTCTTTCTAATGAATCAGAGCCTTATGCTTTTGTTGGTTTAAAGTTATATGAAAATTCTGCAATGATGAAATGTGCTTATGTTTCTAAAAAATACAGAGGAAATAATCTTTTAATAAAACTTATTAATTTAAGACTAAAATGGATTAAAGATAATAAGCCTAAGATTAAAAAAGTATATGCAAGTTGTACTAAAATGTCTATTAACTCTCATTTAAAATGTGGTGCACAGGTTGTAAAAAAATATAATAATGGAATCACAAAAATAAAATATGAAATATTATAGTAACAAAAATGTTTACGAAAAAGCAATAGAAAGAATTGAATACTTATTTAATGAATTCGAAGAAGTAATTGTAGGATTCTCTGGTGGTAAGGATAGCACTGTAACATTACATTTATGTTTAGAGGTTGCCGAGAAACTAAACAGATTACCTTTAAAGGTTTGCTTTATAGATCAAGAAGCAGAATGGCAAGGGACTATTGACTATGTAGATAAGGTAATGAGAAGAGATGATGTAGAGCCTTTATGGTTTCAAATGCCTATTGTGATTACAAACAACGCATCTACAACCGAGAGGTATTCTTATTGTTGGGATGAAAATAAAAAAGATCAATGGTTGCATCAGAAATCAGATATAAGTATAAAAGAAAATAGATATAACGAAAATAGGTTTCACGATTTATTTAAGGCTATTTTAAAGGTAGATTTTAAAGATAAAAAAACTTGCTACCTTGCAGGAGTTAGAACACAAGAAGCTCCTAAGAGATTAATGTCTTTAACCTCTGGACTAACGTACAAGGATATTACTTATGGAAAACAACTTACAAAAGATTTAGGACATTACACTTTTTATCCGATCTATGATTGGGAGATTAAAGATGTATGGAAATACATTAATGATAATAATATAGAGTACTGTAAGATATATGATGAGATGTATAAGCACGGAGTTAATTTAAATGATATGAGAATATCAAACCTACATCACGAAACATCAATACAAGCTTTATTGTTAGTGCAAGAAATAGAACCGAAAACGTGGAATAAAATTAGTGATCGT